CTGTGGACAAAGACATCTTTGAAAGGAACGCTGTATATCCTGAGGGAACTGTCCAAAGGGCCATCAATGTTTGGTTATCACCATCCCCATTTATGGTCAGGTAAATATTAGCTGGAACTCCAGCGGTCACTGTGCCTGTTCCTGCGTAAAGTGTTCCAGCGTTTGCTCCACCACTACCTGCACTGCGAACAATGCCGCGATTTATACGCAGATAAGATTTTGTGGTATTAACAGCCGTTTGCCCGTTTAATATGACAACTTCGTTTATTTCGTTGTAATCAGCGTCTAGGCCAAAAACTTCTACTGTTCTTGCACCAGTTCCTGCGGCAGTGTCATTAACTGAACTGCTTGATATGGTCATTACCGTGGCTGATGCAGGATAAGCGTATAAACCACCTTGTTCCCAGATGGTTTCTTTTGTAGATCCAACAACAGCGTTGTAACCAAACTTAAACACAGTTTTGTGGAATGATATTTGCCCACGAGCAACTTGAAGCTCAAACGGCTCGGATGTTCCTACGCGAGAGATGGAGCTTACTTCACGGGCCATGCTCAAACTCCTAACTGTAGAAGATGGTCATTGCGGTGATGTTTGTAGCAGTAGCTATATAAACATCATCTGTAAATAATAAGCCTTCGTCTGGAATGTTAACGGAATGCGAATCTGATGCTAAAAAGTCGATATCTAATACCGTAGCACCACCATTACCATCGGTCACAGTTAAACGTCCAGCTCCAGCGCCAGTCAAAACTTGAACCTGACGCAGTCGGGCGCGACCAACACTAGCCGCGCCTGTACCGGTCAGACGTTTTGCTTTTACGTCTGAATTAGCCATTTTTAGCCCCTATTAACCAGCAGAAACAGTTAGAACGCCTGAATTGCTCCAAAGCTGACCTGCTACTGATGGATCTGAAGTAGGTAGATCAGAAAGGATAACAACACTGTTTGTGCCGTCATAGGTAATAGAGATATTGGTTGTTTCTGCGCCGGTACTGGCGTTTTTGGTAATGTCTTTGAAACCGTTCTCTGAGCGGACCGGTCCATTAAAAGTAGTATTAGCCATGTTTTCTCCTGTCTTGGCAAATGTCAGTCGCACCATGCAACTGTCAGGGATACCCCTAGAATACAAAAAATTAACACAAAAAGAAAGGGATAGTTTTACCTATCCCTTCCCAAACCTTAGTTATAAGATTTTACCTTATATTACAATGGTTTATGCAGCACCTGGGGTGCCGAAGACACAACGCCAATCAGAAACACCAAAGCTATAACGCTCACGTGCCTTGAATCGCATGTTACCGGTGTCAAAATCTCCTTCCATTGCCGTCTTAATTGGCGAACGGTTGAAGTATTTGAAGCCGTTAGGTGCGTCTGTCTTAATGAAGAAAGCATCGGTATCCGTTAGGAAGTGGTTAACCACTGCACCCTCTGGAAGCATTCCCATGCTCTTGGTTGCGTTGAGATCATTGTCCGCAGTTCCTGAACGTAGGTTAGAGTTGATCACACGCTCTGCAATAAATTGCAATTCTTTAGGAATGATCAGCTTTGTACCACGAACAGCGATCTTTAGACCGCGCTCATCGGTAAGACCTGCAATGTCAATAAGCATTTGCTCAAGAGAAGTCTCGTTGAGGTCAGCAGCTACTGACAATACGTTACGCTGGTTACCAGACATGCTTGGGTGAGAAGATGAGCAAAGTGCTGCACCGTCACCAACAGGGTAGCTAGTATTGAACGCATTGTTCAAAATAGCTGCTGCTTTGATCTGCTTTGTCTGAGCCATTGAACGTGCAAGGGCTTTAGTGTATCGAGATGCAAGTCGATCATAAAGGTTATCTTCGATAGCCTCTTCTGTAATCGAGAATGCAAGTGCGATGGTTTCATGAGTGTAACGAGCTGTGAAAGTCTCTTGTGCATCGTCAAAACTAATGGCAGAGCCTTCGTTTTTAACAGGTGCAGTTGAGAATCCAGCAAGCATTACTTCCTCTTCAAAAGCTCTGTCAGAAGACTCTTCTTCGAAGATTTCAGAATGCTCGTTTTCGTAACGGTTGTATTCGAGCCCGAACAAGGCATTAAGGCCGGGTTCTAGCTCTTTCGCCAGTTGTGCGCGAGAAATAGCCATTTTTTATCCCTCCTTAAATGCCGGTAGAATCCGCGGTGGTTTGAGAATCAAACCGGCGGGTTCCAGCGTTGAAGTGTGCGTTCAGACGAACAATAAGCGGAATACCAGCGGCAGTGAAGTCGCTGTTAGCTTCGTCGTCCATAATGCCAACCACACGAAGCGGCAATGTTGCCGTCGTAGCAATTGACGCCACATTCAAAGCAGACGTTGAGTTACCATTGGCGGTTGAACCACTACGAGCAGAAGTACCGAGAGATGCGTTAGCAAATACGGCAGCAAGTGCAGTAGCACGGTTAGTCAATGATGCGTCAGACGCGACTTTGAAGAGTTGGTTAGGGTCATCAGCCACATACGCCTTTACAGGGTAGTTTGTGTCAACGCTGACTGAACCTGAACCAGGCCAGTAATTAATCCATACAGGTTTTTTCTGTACGGAGTCATGGTATTGTACGCCCATCAGAACACCTAATGCCTGCGTGGTACCACCAGCAGTATCACCAGCTTGATCAATAGTTCCAGCAGAAGTTGGAACTACAATCTCGTACTGATAAATCACATTAGTATTGTTAGAAGCGATTTCATACTCGGTTACACCGGTAGAATTAGCACCGCTACCAACAAGCCCGATAGGACGAAGACCATAGGCGGTTGTTGCATTTGCCATGATTTTTTCTCCTAAAAGGGCAGTCCTACGTTATTTTTTCGGACCACCAAAAGTTACACGAGATTGACGGTCAGGTTTGCTGATCGTCATGGTTGAGTGGGCATTCTCGCGCATCATGTCATGATCTACCGCATCCATTTGATCCTTACTTCTTCCTTTGAAGTATTCGGTTCGTTCTGCCACGGTTTCAACAGGAATTCGAGCGAGTATCAGCCCTCCCTGTCCAAACACACCTGCATATTTACCTGTTTCAACAACGGGACCTTCAAAGTCTGGATATTCGTCTTTACGAACCAGCTCATATCCTTCCCGTATTTTTGCACTTACGTTTTTAGTATCATCAAATCCTCGCGTTTCTGCTCGAATCCAACGATGCTTAAATCCGTCTGGCGCAGGTGGTGCATCTAGTACAGAGGGTGGAGCCCAAGGCTTACGCACAGCCTTTTTCTCCCTGGTATTACTTGCGCGGGAGCTTCTATCGATTTTGGTTTCTTCAGTCATCTCTATTACTCCTTCACGTATTTCGCGTATTCTTCAAGTGGCACACCCAATTTTTTCGCTATTGCGACTTGGCTCGGGGTGAGTCGAACCTTCTTCCCACTGCGCCCAGGTGTTACTCTAGAAGCAGAAGCAACCGTCTGGGCGGGTCGTTTGCTTTGGCTCTTCAACTTGTGCGGAAATTCATCCGCCATTCGTCGATCTAGTTCAGTATAGTAGTCATCACTCTGAGGGTCAAATCCTTCGTCCTCAATAAGTTTTTTATGAATACCAAATACCGCATAAGTCATGGCCTGATCTTCACCAAACCATTTGTTCCTAACCGCCCACTGCTCGGCCTTTGGATCAGGTCGTTTAGGGGCTTGTCTTTGTTGTTGAGGTTGATTCTGACGATACTGGGCTTCCATTTCAAGCTGTTTTTTATACTGCTCTTGCTGCATTTTTGCTTGATCAGCTCTGTCAGCTTGAATGGCTAACGCGGTGATTTTGCGTTGAGCTTCAATAGCGCCTTTTGTATCACCCAATTCCATAGCCCTAGATAACTCATTTTCCGCTTGTTCCATTTGGGCGGTAACCCTAGTGGAAAACTCAGAAACATAGCTGTTATCCAACGCGTCCATGCGTTGTTTTAGAGTTTGTGCCTCGGTTTGAACCTGTTTTGCGTAGTTTAGAGCCTCCTGTTCACGGCGCTCGGCTTCACGCATTTTTTTAGTTAGACGGTCAATCCTCTTTTGAGTAGAAGATTCGGCTTTCTTAAATTGATCCTCCGAATCGTCATCCGCCATTTCTACCGACGGATTTTCTTTCTCTTCAGGAAGATCAATTTCTGTATCCTGATCTTCCTCTAACTCCATTTCTATCTGTTTTTCTTCAGCCATATCTTAATTCCTTATAAATGATGGATATCTTCAGGATCAAGAATAGTGGCTAGGATCTCGTCATCATTAAGAATACGAACCTCTCCACCATCAATCTGAAATCTAGATCCCGCGTATCTTGCAAACATGACCCATTGTTTTTCTTCACACCAAGGGCCTGACGGGAACTTTTCGGTATCTTTGTAAGCCAAAGGACCTATTCTCAACACATAACCTACTTGTGTTGATATTTGCTTCTTATCTTGCACTTCATCTGGCAAGACAATCCCGCTTTCGGTTTTAGCTCTACCTTTATAAGGAAGGATCAAAATACGCCAACCAGTTGGTTGTGGCATTCGATCTATAAGGCTTTTATTAATTAATTCAGGGTTTAATACGGGCTCATCCACATAAGCAGAGGCCACGTTAAGTTTTTCTTTTGTTTCTACTGCTTCAGTCATCTGATAGCTCCTGTTTCTTTAGCAGGCCCTTGAGTTCCTGTTCCACGTGATTTAAGGAATCTATGTTTCCCATAAGCTCACGATAGTGTTCCATTGATTTTACATTGCCGTACTGCAACAAATCGACAATGCTCTCACGTCTTTCTCGGATAATCCGAAATACCGCTTCTGCTACATATATCTCATCCATCGTACCTCGCTTGGTTGTTGGTAAAGATATATGTCATATTAGCATAGCTTATATGCGATAAGCTAGGATAATATAAGTTTTTATGCGAGTTCGAAGTGCGGTGCGTCAATAAAAGGTCTTTTATTTTGACTTCGACGCAGATCCACGTATTCGTTCATTAATTCAGCAGAAGTAAGATCGGTATCTGTCAAATTTTTATGCCATGCCGCTCCCCAACGTAACGTAACTCCTACTTCTTTAGCGGCCTGCTTCATAGCGTCTGCTATGTCATCGTATAAGTTTAATTCCCAAGATACCCTGGAGCCAATATAAGCTACTAAATCTACGGCTTGCCCCTCGATGTGTTTACTAGCCATTGTTTGACTGGCACCAGCCGCAACTAATTCTTGTTGACGCTCAATTGTTCGAAGTCCCTCAGTAACCCCAAAATCTATTTTAGTAAGCTCAATTGCTTTTTTGACTACTTCTACAAGCTTTTCGTCAACGCCGTCAAGCCTACCTAAACTTCTTTCAGACAACTGAAACGACATTATTTCCGACCTCCTTGGCCTCTGTATTTTTTAAAGTTGCGTTTCTTATGTTTGTTACGTGGCCTAGAAAACGGGGAACTCCCATCACTAGTTTTATGCTTGTGTTTTATTCTAGGACGTTTCTCTCCGATTCCGGATCTTGTACCTTTAGGCTTAGACATTATTGCATCCAGGGAGTTATGGCTACCGGGTGTTTTCCGCAATATTCGGAATCACCTTGGCCGGATTGTATTAAAAAAGTAGTAGCCGGTGAAATGTATTCATTATCTACTGACTGACCTATGGGGCAAGAACAAGAAGCAACAATAACACCATTAACTTCTGAAGTTATTTCACAAGACATAGAAAAACAATTTACGGTTTGTGAACCAAGATTAAGCTCTGCACTACACTCCTGAACCCTAGTTTTTGTTTTACTAGGAGTTGTTGCCCAATCGTTCATTTTCTGGGGTAAAAAAGCTTGGTAGCTAAAAAGACTCCAAACCTGTCCCTTATGGGTGGAATCACAAGAACCCTGCATCGTTCCACCCGTAACATCAGCCAAAGCTTTACCATTTAGAACGGGGCACTCACAAACCGCCTCGGGATAAATCTTTCCTTTTACAGAAATAGTCCTACCTGTTGGGGTACAGGTTGAAGCCGCACAAAGTGCAAAATCTCCATCGCACATTTGCACCCCATCCGTTGACTGACCATAAACAACAGAGGAGATAAATAAAAACAGCCACGTTAGTGTTTTTGTCATTATTTAGACACTCCTTTGTATTTCTCAAAACTACGCAAACCGCCAAGTCCTAACATACCCATAAGCACAGTCATTAATTGACCCATATCGAACTCTGGTAGATCGGGTACTTCTAATCCGTAATAAGCCAAGACAAAAATAGCCAAAGGCTGGAGAACAAAATGATAAGCAAAGGCAATACCGCAAACCCAACCCACGAATGGTCTCCAACCGCCTTTAAAAGTTGAATTACTACCCGCTTCCGCTTTGTTAACCTCGATTTGGGCCAAGGCCAACTGGTGCGCGTGGTTGTCCGCCATCGTAGCAATTTCATGAGCTAACTTCGCTTTCTGGTCTTTATCTTCAATGACCTTATCTAAAAGTCCAGTTACAGGTTCGATTAAAGCACTTAAAAAAGGTATAGCCATACAATCTCCTATTTTTTACCCTGTATCTTTTTTTCAACTTCAGTAAGTCTGCGCTCTATAAACTCAATGTTTAGTTTCTGTTGAACATCAAACGGCGCTTCTCCATTTTCAATTTGGCTTCTAAAATGATCTAGCTCACCTTGTAAATGCTCAATTAACATTTCTTGCCTAGCATCCGCAGGTAAAGCACCTAGTTCGCCACGGGGCCACTTAATTCTAAACTCAGAATTTAACTGCTGTTCTTGCTTAACCATGTCTAAAGAGTGCTCTAAGCTGTTAAGCCTCTCAATAACACCAAAATACAGCCACGTAGCGGTTGCGGCAGCAGCGACCATACCAATAAGATTTTTTACCGGTACTTGTAATTCGGTACTCTCATTTAGTTTGGTCGCCACGTTCTTAGCTAGTCACATTGGCAAACTTTAGACATTAATTTAGATATACACCAAGCAACCCCTACCGCAACTGCGCCAGTTACTACGGCCTCTAATGCAAAGTTAGACGGGTGAACTACAAAATCTGCAATACCCGTAGAAACAAAAACAAGCCCTGCTTCTTTTTTACCTTTATCTTTTAGAGCATCCTTGCTTAGTACAAGAGCTCCAATAATGATTAAGGTCGCCATGATACCGGTCAAAGTTGCTACTAAAAGATGTTGTGGTTCACCAATTTTTCCAAGGTCTCCCATGGACATAACACCACAACATGCCACAAAAACAGCTACCCAACGTCTAGCTGCAACGTCTTTGTACTCCATAAAAACATCCCAAACTTTAGCTAACATATAGACTCCTTATTAAACTGTAGTTTTCTTGCGCTTCTTCTTTTTGGATTTACCCGCAGAAGATAAAGCAATAGCTACCGCTTGTTTTTGAGGATAACCCTCGTCTACTAACTTCTTGATGTTTGTGCTAACCGTTTTCTTACTTTTACCCTTTTTTAGTGGCATGGTAGCACCCATAGAAATCGGTACCTTTGATCGCGGCACCTGTACCACGCATTTTCATAGGCGCCCTGCTGTCTCCGGACATTGGTGGCTCGGCTGTCTTTCCATAAGGAACTCGGCCTTGACCATCGATATCAGCATAAGGAACTGCCTTTGGTGGGTTTGATGGGGCAGACCCCATATATTTTACTCTACCTTTCATCCTTGACTCCTACCGTTTCGTTGTTTTAACAATTCACGTTCCATTGCAGATTGTATCCTAGCTTGCGTTTGTTTTTCTTGCGAAGCCAACCGCTGCTGGAACTGGTTAGACCTGATCTGCATACCTTGAGCTTCCAGATTAAGTTTCTGAGCCTCAGTCTGAGCATCGTTCTGTTCAGCCTGCGCCTTAATCTGTAGCTCTTGTTCCTTGAGCTGAACCAAAGGATCCGGTTGACCTGCTCCAGAAAGTTGTCCAGATAGCTGTTTAACCTGTTGCATACCTTCCGCAATGAATTGTGCCACCATCTGCTCAATCTGCAACATTTGTTCTTCTGTCGCGGGCCTACCACCCATTTGCTGAACTTGTTGCAGGTATGCTTGAGAAGCTTGCTCCTGAGCCGCAATCTTAACGTGCTCCATCACGTGCTTCTGTAAAGACATAGCCACTGGTGGCAATGAAGCAACCATTGGGCTCGTACCAAATACCAAGTGCGCCATAATATGCGCTTGATGGTTCTGACCCTCAAAAGCTCTAAGCGGCAACATATCCAAAGCATTAATGTTTTCTTGTGCCGGATCGATAGGCATCGGATCCTCAGAAGGAACGTTCTTCATGATCCGGTCTACGTCGGTCACGCCTAACGCCTCATACATGTCACGATACACTTCGTGCATGTTGTGTAATTCCGGTGCGGCCCCAGCTAGTTGCAATTTAGTTTGCGCGAGCATTATGCGCTGCGCTTGACTGAAAACATTCGGGTTGCTCACCGGAATCACGTCAACTCTATCATCAAAGTCTTCGCGCATAACAGTTGCATCACCGCCCGCAACAGAGTATGGATATTCCTGAGGTAAGCTCTCGCTCATCACGCGAGACAAAATCTTAAACTCCTGACGCATAGCGTAATGCAATCTCTTATGCACTGCGCTCATCACCCGCGAGCCTTGCTCAATCATTGCAATCGTCGTTCCGACAGCCGCCTGATCATTGCCGTCCCCAACCTTTAGATCGGTAATCGTGGCAAAGCGCTGTCCCGCCTGCACCACAAAACCTAGCAAGTTAAATAGCGTCTGATCGGGCCCCTTGAAAGGAAGAGGCATGAGGGAGTCACGGATGGCTCCGCCAGGAGCATCCACGTCGCGGAATTCGCCTGGTTGGAGTGGATTATCATCGTCCCTGATACGGAGTCCTCTGGCCTTAAAGCCAGCGGGGAGGTTGGACAAGGTACCAGCATCAATGAGTTGCCTTAGTGCAGCGGTAGCCGTCCGTGACAAACCGCCAATAGTGTGAATCAACCCTAAACCGTAAAACCCAAATCCAGGCAAGAACTTGAAGTGCGTAAAGTATTGAATCTTCTTACGCCTCTCGTCATCCTCCCGATAATTTCTCCTAATAGATAGAACCTGCCCATTGTCCTGAGAGATCGTAACAACATACGGAATCCTAATTCCAGTAGGCTCCCCTTCGTCATCCACGTCCTCATAACCCTTGAGGTCCAAATCCACATGACATTCAAGTAAGGTGCAGTCGTAATCAATCTGTGATTGCTCCACCCCTTCAATCTTATCAATCTCTTCTCTAACTCCCGTCTGCTCAACCTGCGACGGAATCACATCAATATCGCGGTAAAAACCAGCAATCTGTTTCTTACGCAAATCATTCAAGCTCATCCTGAAAACTTGCGTGATGTTCGGACAGCTATCCAGATCCGCTGTCTCGTAAGGAACAATTAAGTTTTCTGCGGGAACAAATTTAGATACCGCACGTCCTAACTGCTCATCGTAATACGTTTTCTTAAACGTAGAACCAGCAAGCGGTAAATAAAACAGCATCTGGTCCATGTCCGGCGTGTAATCTTCCATCACATTCGTGATGTAGTAATTCATAAATTGTTTCACGCGATGCGCTTGCTCGACCTTGGCCCGCGTCTCTTTGCCCATTACAACAGTACGAACGGGCCCCGAAGGTGGTAACAATTCATTAAATGCTTGCGCTTGGAACTGCGTTGCGGCTTCGGCTAACAGAGGGTGAGTCACGCCTGACGAACCACGAAAAGGTTGTGTGCGCTCTTCGTAAGTAAATCCAAGAAGCTCTAAACCATTAGCATACGTCTCTTCCCATTCCTGACGGCTCGCCTTGTTTGCTTCATATTCCCCAAGCAATTCACTTCCAATAACTTGAAGCTCTCTGGTGTCCATGTACTCGGCCAAGTTGTCATAAAACTCGCCTTCTTCGCCACCTTCCATCGGCTCAAAGTCGATAGTCACACCACCGTCTTCGTCCTCTTCAACTTCAATCTCGCCTACATTTTCTGCCTCGATCATAGCCTGGACCGTGTTCCGTGAGCCGGGAATCTCTAGCTCTAGCTCGGCATCCAAGTCCTCCATATCAAGCTGCGATGGAACTGAGTTCTCTACAAAGCTCCCATATCCTTTTTTTTCTTCCGCCATTTAATAATCCTTATACCGTGGATCACGACGTATTATTTTATCGAGACCAATTTTTTCTGCGATACCTAAGTTTTTCCACCACTTATTGTTTATTTTACCTTCTTCAGTTCTAGGAAAATAAACGTCTGGTCCATCTTTTGGAGATACTTTTTTTCTTTCTTCTGGTTTTCTTCCCATAATTCTATCTAGTTGAGAAAAAATTTGTTGCTCTGCCATACGATTCAATTGAGCTTTATTAACATCCCCAAACATACTGGCTTCTTCAAACAACCGTAAGCCCAACTCATTGTTACGTGTATCCATAGCAACATCTCCCGAAGAAGCTCCGTGCCTAACTCTATCTACATATTCTTTCAACTCTAAACCACTCTTTATTGCTTTAGGATCATAGCCATCAACAGCAAGGAATGAACCACCTAACAAGTGCGCTCTAGCGTCTATTAACTCATCGATGGTTGGTAAATCTTGACGTCCCTCGGGCCGCGCATCATAGGTCGATTTTGTGTCGTAACCATATTTATTTTGTAATTGCTCTATAAAGGTGGGACCTTCTCCATATAACTCAGAAACCAAAGGAGTAGGTTGTTCTCTAAAAGCAGAATAACGAATATCAACCGCACCGGGGAATCCTCCACCAGTAACGTAATCATAAAATAGGCTTCCTATACCCTTACTGTCAGAAGCTTCAGCCATGTATTCGTCCTTTAGACGTTTCTTACCGCTCGTGTTTTGCCTTTAATAACGCAACCGTCAATACCATTACGTGCCGATTTGCGTGAGCCACGGACCTCGCCTCCGTACTGCATCTTTTTTACTTCACCGCCATATTTCATTTTTTTAGATCTGCCCGTACAATTAGACATAAGTGACCTCGTCTGATCAGAAATTAAATAGTATTAGCGCAATTATAATAGGCTAATAATATACACGAACTCTACCAGATGTCTCGTCATTTTCCCAATCATCTGTGGGTAATTGCACAAAGTTTCCTTGACGATATCGCATTAAAGCCTGCGTCATACTATCGACCAAGTCGTCGTATTCGCCATTAGGAAACGCCGCTACCTCCTCGATCAACTCGTCAGCGAATACCTCGTCGGGGGCCCAAACCATTCCAGCTTCAAATAACGGCGAAACGCTATGCACCCGCGACACTTTATCGTTACCTTTACTCGGTGTGAAGTTTACAACCGGTATACCCATGTTCCGTAGTTCGTGGGTCAAGGGCAAACCACTCGCCTTCGCCTCGACGATGACGGTGTCGGGGTCCCAGAACTTATAATTCTCTAGCGCGATCTGCTTTAATTCAGGAAAATCCCATCTGCCTTTCTTACTGTCCAACAAAATAAGGTTAGGCTGCCCCGATTCCATCGGATAAAACACGCCCCACGTCGTTATCGCAGAATAATCCGACGTCTCGC